ACTCACATTGGGTGAAAGAGACAGAGGTGGTGGGGGATCAAATGATTTCTCCACTCAAAATGTGGACAGCAGGAGAATCACAAGTACTGTCACTAATATCGCTGCACCCCAAAAACATTTATTTGGAGTGCAGGAACAAAGATTTGGAATTGCGTAAGATTACGCTTCTGCCAATTTCTTGAAATAATCAAGATTCTCTTCATCAGAAGAGGTTGTGATAGGTTCTCCACCATCAAACGGAACCTTTACTGATTCTACAGTAGTAGGTGCAGTCATTGCTGGTGTTGGAACATTTCCAAGAACAATATCCAAACGAGACTTTAAATCATCATAGGACTTGAACTTGTCTTCCCCGACAAACTCTGTAAGGGAATGTTGTGCCTTCCAGACTTCTTCCATCTTGGTATCATCCTCAAACAATGGAGCCGCAGTTACAAACTCCGACTTATCATAGTTTGAGAAACCATCGACTTTACGAATCTTCAATTTGAAGTTCGCACCATCCCAAAAGTTGAAAACATCAACTGGTGACTCATCCTCAAACTCTGGATTAGCCATCGAACTGACCTTATCAAAAATCTTCTTCCCATAACGGAAAAGAAAATTCTTACCTTCGTTTTGTGGATTGGCCTTGTCTTCTACGACAAAGATGTTAGAGATGTATGTCAGTCTCCGTTTCTGTTTACGGGCGATTTCCTTATTCGCCTCGATACCTGAGTTCCAAAGGGTTGAGTTATACTCCGCCAATGGATCTTTCTGACCAATAGTAGTCAGAGAGTTCTCAATGTACCATCCACCCGGGCCTTGAAACCCATGATTGAAGATTTTGGCCCATGCCATCTCTTCGTTATTAGGTGGTGGAAGAAATCTAATAACGGCATAACCATTACCAGACTTGTCGAGTTCCGCTTTCCAGAAGCGTTCATCTTCTCGACTGAAATTGTTTTTAGGATTGTTTATCTTCTCAACTTCTGTTTGAAGTTTCTGAAGGTCGTTTGACCGACTTTTCTTGAGGGATGCAAATGTATTTGCCATCGTCTTCTCCTTGTTCTATGTGTTTCAGATTATCCACTTTATGCATAATGTAATTCTACTTGTTTTCTGAGTATGTCTACGTATTTCTGCTTATTCACAACCACGAATGGAGCATAATTATTACACATACTATATAGTTCCGGCCAAATGACCGTTTCCTCTATGCTCTCATTGAACTTAGAGGTGAAGTTTAAAATGGAATCCAATACTATAAAGGTTTCCAATGAAACTTCTTCACCAAATACATGGCGAACTATTGGAGGATGTTGACCATCCTCAACTTTGAAAATGACATTGAAGTTTTCGTTCTCATCGAACATCTCTCCTACTTCATTCTCAAATACATAAGGAAGACTTTGAATCTTTGTCTTCCAAGCAATGTAATTACTTCTACCTTCTGGTGAAGTTACATTACCTACCCACATTTCTCTTCCCTTAACAAAATTGGAAACAAGAAACTTGGTGAGTTCTTCATCCTTGTAAATTTTCGACAAACGGATGAAATGGTGTTTGTCTTTTCGTTTCTCAAAAGAAGATTCGCTTGCACGAACCTTTCCATGAAATTTAAAATAATCGTATTCCTTCTTGTTGAAGTGTTGTTTCAACGACAAATATTTTTGGTACACTTCATAAGGAGTCACTTGGTATATCATATAGGGAGTTTTGATGTTTTAGGCATGAAATGTAATATTTCTGCCTCTTCCCTTAATTTGGTTTTAGTTTTAACGTTTACCAACCCAGCAACCGTTTCCGATTCAAGTCCATTTTCATCTGCATGATATAGCATCGCATCTAGATAGCTCATCTTTGTTCTAATGACGATTTCTTCAATTTCAGAATTGTAACGTTCTGATGTAAACAAATTAAGTATTTCTTCCATTGTATCTTATAATTATATCAAATTACGACATCATTGTCAAGTTAAATCGTATCATTATTATTTGAATTCCCTAAAGCCTCTCCTTCTTTATGTTCTGGATCATCCTTATCTTTGAACCAATAATCCGTTGCCTTGGCAAGGACAGCAACATAAGCGCCCACCATGATATTAATCAAATCTCTTGATTCGGCTGGCAATGCACCAAAAAATAATAACCATATTAAAAACAAAAAAGTAAAAACTATAATCATAGACAATGTAAATCGTGCCCACCAATTCAACTTCTTTCTTGTTTCAATTTTTTCATAACGTAATGCTTCCATTGGATTGCTCTCCCATAATTTATTTTTTAGGTCTTCGACCATTTCTTCGGGGGTATCAATTATATTATCCCCCATTCTTTTGTGAACTTTTTTATTCATATTTGTTGCCTGTATGGGGAGTCAATTAACTCCCCATTTTTATTTGTTACTTCTTCTCTACAAATTCGTAGAGTTCAGTTGCCTTCTTCTTAATATCCTCAATGGAATAAGATTCTGGCTGAAGTTCTTCAAACAACTTCATATTTGCATCGCCTTGCTCTTTTGCAAATTCCCATGCATCTACAGCAAAACTACGTTGTTTTTCTTGTTGATCATAGAGATAACTAGATGCCATCTCTAGGAGTCTAAATCTTAATTCATATGGATTAGACATATTGTACCTTTCATTTGTGTGTGTTATGTGTGTAGTGGCCAGTTCTTCTGTTCCCAAGCGACTGGCCCGAACCACTATAGTTCTAACTCGGCTATACTTTACGCAGCGAGTGCGTAAGAATATGCAGTATAATCGGAATTATTTGCGATTATGTATTTGATGTTGGTCATCGCCCTATCTGTTCTCTCTGATACTATCTCTTACAATCGAAATCTATTTCAGCCCCATCAATGAAAGTCATACTGAATGGAAAGTGTGACATAAGTAATACCCAATGCGAGTATTATGACTATTGCAAGCCACATTAATTTCTTTTCCATAACTTCCTTTGGTGGAGCTGATCGGAATCGCACCGATGTCTTATAAGATACCCTCTCAGGTCATCAAACAAATTCCTGTATATCTGTAAATATTTATATCATCCATTTCTACTAAAATGATAAGCGTCACAAACTGATTTTAATTGACGGATATAATCTAAGGGATTATATACTTTCCAATCTATATGAATGTCTTGATCCAACAATGGGTTATATTTCATAGGGTCAAACCTAATCAACGAACATATAACAATTTTCTTTGGAAGTAGTCCATACATCTCATACAGCATCATACAGTACGCTGTTCCTTGTAAGATGTATGAAAGTAGGTATTCTTCCTTTTTAATATAAGTTGCGGTTTTCCAATCTATTATTGCAAGTTCACCTTCGTAATCTGCAACCAAATCTGATGTCCCTGCAACCTTCAATCCATTAGACCACATTCCCAATTCAATTCCACGAATGTTGTCTATCTTTTCGTTTATCTGAGGAATTGCAAGATTGACAAGTTCCATATGATCTGGTGTTGCTTTATCAAAATATTCCTTATCACCTTCTAGATATTTCTCAATATATCCATGAATGCGTGTTCCTCTTTTAGAGGCTTTAGTGGAAATCTTCTGAGCTTTCTCTTTACCAATACTTGCTTTCCATTTTTCAATTCCTGCTTTGGAAATGATTTGGTAAAGTAAATTAGTAATAGAAGGATATGTCCCACTAGGAACATGATATACCCTATTTGGGCCAGAATTATCTTGAACTAATTGATCTTTTCGATTTTCAAGAAGTTCATAATTAAATTTTTTCATTATTATAAAAAACGGAGAGACTTATTAGGCCTCTCCGTTACAACATGAGGTTAATCATTCCATTATTTCTACATCAAGGGATCGGGATTGAAGAACCATTATATCTCCCTACTATTTCCTCGACTAAAGTGTGTTTAGATTATGTTCTCACTCTATTTTTATATATCATTTTCAGACATTGATTGTCGAATGTAAATGCTTACTTTTTATATCTTTAAGTTTGTCTTTAAATCCATCATCAATTTTCTTTCTTGCAAAGTGCCAAGGATCACCGACATAAGGTGTGGCATATCTCATCTTTACACTACCTTCACATTTTTCTTGTGGACAAGGTTTTGTAGTAGGTTCATTTCTTCGTGCAATGGTTAATGATTCTTCAAATATTTCACCACAACTTTCACACTCATAATCGTAATACGGCATTATTATCCTTTACATTCATATTCTGTATGTGTATCATTAGTCCAAAACCAATTGGCAAATCCACCACATTCTTTTCTAGCACGTTTTTTAGCAGCAATCATTTTGTGTGCTCCCATTTTCCAATCACAGGGTCTTGGCTTTTCTGCAACTAATACAAAACAACCATTTATAATCTTCTTCTTTTCTACAATAATAGGGTTTGCATTTTTATCAAAATCAGATTCTTTTTTATCTTCAATTACTGTAACGACTTTTCGTGTTACAATGATACAATCTAGACATTCACCAGTTTTTGTATCAAGCGAACATCCTGCTACAGCAGGACAGACTTCTTCTTCTATAATATCTGTCTTTGTTACTGCAGCATAAGATGCGGAACTTATTGCCATC